CTGCCGTGTGTGTTTTCCCTTTCGGTGTGTACATATATCACTCTGAAAGGAGATAATAGCAAGTTATTTATTCAGAGAAATCGACTATTTATCTGACAATTATCAGGGCTTATTTTGCCCCGGAAATTGGTACATTTACACCGCATCCGGTTGGGTTTCCGCCATCGTATTCTCTGCCTGATGCGCCGCTTTTGCAGCCTTCAGCTCCTCTCGTTTTTCCTTTTGCCTGGCCTTCCACTTGGCTTCTTCTTCCTTGGTGCGGAAGGCTGTGTGCCCAGAAAGATTCTCCAACAGGATTTTGCGGCTGGTTTTGAACTCGTCCCCGTTCATACCGATGCGCAGGAGCCAGATCCGGAAGGCGTATTTTTCGTTGTCGTCATTGACCACCTTTGCCTGAACACGTTTCTGTTCCAGGGAATGCTTGTTCATTAGGCAGCAGAGTTCCTGAAAGGCTTTACTCTTGAAGGTATCGTAAGTCATTGGGAAGCCTGTGAAGCTGATCTTGTCATCCTCAAAGGAAAGCCCGGTCGTTCCCCCGTTTTCTTTCACCAGGGCGATAAAATCCGATGTCGAAGTGATCAGGCCTGCTTCATCCAGCACCGTGAGCAGATCCTTCTTTACTCCAAATTGCCCACCGGTTGCCTTGGAAAGAAGCGGGCCTCGGCTGTAAATCAGGTTGATGAGCCTGCGAAGTGACTCGGCTGTATGCCGGGTCATGGGAACACTGATGGTTAATCCGTCTATTCCCTCTGTTGGCTCCTCCGCAGGCATCTGCGCCACCTGCTCCATTTCCGGGCGGATATCTTCTTCCGAAACATCCTCAACGGACGTCTCTGCTACTGTAACTGTTATCGTTTCTTCGGCTTCGGCTTCCTCTTCCGCGTTTTCCTGGATAACCAGCCCCTCGTCCAGAAGCTTCTGAATGAGTGCCGCATCCACATTTTCCTGTTCAGCGATGAGGTCTCCGTTTTTCTCCACGGTGTACGCACCGATCTCGTAGGCGCATCTGGGCATGAAGGTGTACCGCGGTCTTTCTCCTGTCAGTTCACCAATTCGATTCACCAGCGTCTTCTTATCGTTGATGTTCAGTTTCCATCTCAGCATTTTCTTTCCTTTCCGGAGTCCTGCGCTCCTTTCCGTTTTCCGCCAGTCTTCTGCGGTATGGTATTCATCACTCTGAAGCCCCGAAAAGTAAAGTTAATTCTGTGGAATAATCTGATAAAATCTCACTTTCGGCACAGTACACAATCATCGTTTCCGGCATCTGGATTTCTTACGCGTATCCCGCATTTTCTTCTCCTCGATCCAGCGACGGATGTACTCTTCCTGCTCCCGGTCTTCGTCCTCCCGGTACAGATCTTCACCAGCCCCAATGACAGCTGCAACACCAACAAGGAACACAATCAGAAGCACGATGATCACGAGTATAATCACAATAGCGGCTACATGGTTCATGGCCATCTCCTTCCTTACTGGAAGGTTCACGCCTCCCAGTCTGATTTGCACCGGGGCTGCCCACAGGGGCGACTCTCCAGGCAGTTACCAGTTACACATCCAGGCCCGGCCGTTTCAAAGAGAATCGGTGCTTCCTTCCAGCAAAGCCGCAGCATCTCATCAGCCAGATGGCGGATTTCCCACTGGGTACGGTTGCAGCAGCGAAGGCTGAAGAAGTGCCGCAGCTCCCTGGCATTCATCGTCATTATCAGATTGGTGGTAATCGCCTGGGGCGTCACATACCGGGCATCCTCAGCCGGGATGCCTGCTTCCATCATGCGCTGGTACAGATCCATGCTATGCCGGATCTGCTCGTCCGCCTCCTGCAGAAACCTGGACTTTGTAATGGTATCCGGAATGACGGCTTTCCAATCGTTCATCTTCACATATCGCTGGGACTGTACCGAAAAGCTCGCCAGTCGGTGGCGGGTCAGCTGGGCTAGGGTCACCCGGCTGATGCCTTCGATCCGGAAGATAAACACCGCGTGCTCCAGCACGGACTCATGCCCAGATGCCAGGGAGTGCTGCAGTGACCGATACCCGTTGTCCGAAGCGGTACACACCGCAGCCGCGTCACAGCAGACACCTGAGGCGTTCGGCGTGAAGGCGATCAGCTCAACCTTCATGTCTCCACCTCCTGCGGCTCAAAGGAAGCAACTTCGTCAAAGCGAAGCTTCTGGCCGTCACGGATGACAAATACATCATCATACTTGCCGCCGTTTTCCTGAATCGCCCGTTTCACGATGACATCCACGAACTTGGGATCAAGCTCGATGCCCCGGCAGATTCGGTCCGTCTGCATACAGGCGATCAGGGTCGAGCCACTTCCCAGGAAGGGGTCCAGCACGATGCCGTTGGTCATAGTGCTGTTCTTAATGGGATAGCTCATGAGTGTGATCGGCTTCATGGTCGGGTGGTCCTTGGAGGAGCGGGGTTTATCATATTCCCAGACGGTCGTCTGCTTTCTGTCGGAATACCACTGGTGCTTGCCCTTCTGTTTCCAGCCAAAGAGGCAAGGTTCATGAATCCACTGATAGGGACTGCGGCCCAGCACCAGACTGTTCTTCTTCCAAATGCAGCATCCGGACAGATAAAAGCCAGCGTCCTTAAACGCCTTACGGAAGTTCAATCCTTCCGTATCCGCATGCCAGACATAGATGCTGCCGTCGTCCGCCAGGTTGGCGTGCATACAGCGATAGGCTGAAAGCAGGAAGTTGTAAAACTCCTGATCGCCCATGTTGTCGTTCATGATCTTCCCGGCAGTCTCCTCCACATCCACGTTGTAGGGCGGGTCCGTCAGAACCAGGTTTGCCTTATCACCGTCCATCAGGCGGGTGTAGACCTCCTCACCGGTACTGTCGCCGCAGATGACCCGATGCTTTCCGATCAGCCACATGTCTCCCATCTGACTGAAGACCGGCTGCTGGAGTTCGGAATCCACATCAAAATCATCCTCGTGGACCTGCTTGTCATGGAGCTTATTGAACAGCGTATTGATCTCGGGCGGTTCAAAGCCCGTCTTACCCAGATCGAAGTTGCTGTTCTGGATATCCTCCAGCAGTTCCGCCAGCAGGGTATCGTCCCAAGCACCGGTGATCTTATTGAGCGCAATGTTCAGCGCCTTCTCCCGGACCTTATCGATGTCTACCACAGCGCAGGGCACTTCGGTGTAGCCGAGGTCCATAGCTACCGTCAATCTCTGATGGCCGCCGATGATGGTCATATCGGCATTCACAACCAGGGGATCAGCGAAGCCAAACTCCTCAATACTGTTTTTGATCTTTTCGTACTCCTTATCCCCGGCCTTCAGCTTCTTGCGGGGATTGTACTCTGCCGGTTTGAGCACGGATACCGGCAGGACTTTCAGTTCAGCAGTTTTCTGCATCGTTCCCTCCATTTGCGTTGTCAGCTATAGAACCGCATGACCTCACACAACGGGACAAACAAAGAGCCGAGCATAAAGCCCAGCTCCATCTCTCCCGTGCATTCCATATATTCTTCGGTCATGTCACACCAGCACGGTTCCTTCCCGTTGACGCTGGCGAGTATCTTATCCTCGGCATAGTCGATCGCGTGCACCAGGACAGCGCCTGTGTTGCACATCGGATACACACCGATGACCGTCTTGAGGTCAATGACTTTTGCGTCCGCCATGAGTTTTCTCCTTGCGTTCTTCCCGTTCCTCGATGCAGCGGATGATGAAGTCGGTCAGGTGGTTCATCGCCACAATCGACCAGTAGCAAATCATGCCTACGGTCGTTCTTGCGCCGGTTGCCAAGGCCACAATGATCAGCGCGGCCTCAATGGCAAGGATCAGGCTCTGCAGTGTTTTTCGATTCATAAGCTTTTCTCCCTCAAGTGAATGATCCTTTGGTTTCGGCTGCCCCGGAAGGCAAGCCCGGCATCCTTCTGCTCTTCTATGAATGGGCCATCCACTACAACATCCACATAGGACAGAAGCGGGGAAGTGCCAACATACTCCAGTCGGTACCCCGTGTAGAGCCAGACATTCTTATCCGGCAGTTCCTCCTTGACCCTGCGGATAAACGGCAGAAGCACTTTCTGGTTCTCCGGTTCCATCGGCTCACCTCCGAGAATGGAAAGGCCCTGTATCCACGAGGGACGCAGGGCCGTGACAATCTCATCTTCAGTTTCTCTGGTGAAGGGCTTACCGTAGGAGAAATTCCAGGTCTCCGGGTTGAAGCAGCCTGGGCAGTGATTCCGACATCCGGAAACGAAAAGGGACACCCGGACGCCAGGACCGTTGGCGATGTCTACTTTCTTGATGCACGCATAGTTCATGGCAATAACCTCACAGATGGAGTACACGCTCGGCGATCTCCTGCGTCCTGCCCTGGTTGAAGTAATTCGTTCCCAGGTAGCCACAGACACGCCGACACACGTTCATCCGCTTCTCATCCCGGTTGCCGCAGTTCGGGCACTCCCAGACAAGTTTGCCATCGTCTTCCACGATCTTGATTTCTCCGTCGTAGCCGCAGACCTGACAATAGTCAGATTTCGTGTTTAGCTCCGCATACATGATGTTGTCGTAGATGAAGCGCATGACTGCCAGCACAGCAGGGATGTTGTTCTGCATGTTGGGAACCTCCACATAGGAGATCGCTCCACCCGGAGACAGTGCCTGAAACTCTGCCTCGAAGGAGAGCTTCGAGAAGGCATCGATGGGCTCCGTCACATGGACATGATAGGAATTGGTAATGTAATTCTTATCCGTCACATGCGGGATCTTCCCAAACCGATGCTGCAGGCACCTGGCAAATTTATAGGTGCTGCTCTCCATAGGTGTTCCATACAGGGAATAGCTGATATTCTCCGCTTGCCGCCATTGAGCTGTCTTTTTGTTCAGGAACTGCATAACGGCAATGCCGAAGTCATGTCCGGAAGGCTCGGTGTGGCTGACACCCTTCATCCGGTAAACACACTCACAGAGCCCGGCGTAGCCGAGACTGATCGTGGAGTAGTTATCATACAAAAGCTTGTCGATCTTCTCGCCCTTCTCCAGGCGGCTGATCGCTCCGTACTGCCAGAGGATTGGGGCGACATCCGAGGGCGTGCCCAACAGAGTCTCATGCCGAATGCGCAGCGCCTTATGGCAAAGCTCAGTCCGCTCCTCCATCAGCTGCCAGAACTTTTCCTCGTTTCCCTCGGCGCTGCAAGCCACGTCCACCAGGTTCAGGGTCACCGCACCCTGATTGAAGCGACCGTAGTATTTATGGCTGCCGTCTGGGTTCATGCCCACGGTATCCGGTGTCAAAAATGCCCGGCAGCCCATGCAGGTGTACACATCGCCGTTCTTCAGCTGCTTCATCACCTTGGCGCTGATGTAATCCGGCACCATGCGCTTCGCGGAGCACTTTGCCGCAAGCTCAGTCAGGTAGTAGTACGGAGCATCTTCAGTCATATTGTCCTCGTCCAGGACATAGATCAGCTTTGGGAATGCCGGGCTGACCCACACACCGACTTCATTCTTGATGCCTTCATATCGCTGCTTCAGCGTTTCCGCGATGATCAGCGCCAGATCATCCCGCGTCTGTCCAGGCTCCACCTCATCCAAATACATAAACACAGAGACGAAAGGCGTCTGCCCGTTGGTGGTAAGGAGCGTCTGGATCTGATACTGAATGGTCTGGATGCCTCGCTGCACCTCCCGGCGCACCCGCATCTCTGCCATGCGGTTGATCTCACTATCGGTGCAGTCCCGGCCGATGGCGAGGAACTCATCTTTGATCTCGCTTTTATATTTCTGTCTGGACACATCCACGAAGGGAGCGAGATGGGCGAGACTGATCGTCTGCCCGCCGTAAGTATTGCTGGCGACCTGGGCGATGATCTGGGTGGCAATGTTGCAGGCCGTGGAGAAGCTGTGCGGCTTCTCGATCAGAGTGTCCGTGATCACCGTACCGTTCTGGAGCATGTCCTCCAGATTCACCAGCTCACAGTTGGAGATTGGTCCTGACACATAACCCATATCGTGAATGTGGATGATGCCCTCGTCATGGGCCTTTACCACATTCTCCGGGAAAATGTATCTGCGGCAGATGTCCTCGGATACCTCCGAAGCCAGATAATCCCGCATCGTACTGTTGATGATCGGGTCCTTGTTTGCATTCTCCTGCTTCGCCAGCTCGTTGTCGTGCCGGAGAAGCGCCAGGATTTTTGCGTCCGTGCTGTTCTGCTTGCGGAGCAGCTCATGGCGCAGCCGGTAATCTGAATAATGCCTGGCAAGTCTGTAATGCTCACTCTGATCCAGCTCATCGATCACCATGTCCTGGATTTCTTCGACGCTCACACTCCGGCCCAGACCGTCACAGCGTTTCTCAATCCGGCCAACAATAAAACCGACTTCCGTTTCGGAAAGCCGGTCTGCCTCTGCCACCTCCGCATTCGCCGCTTCGATGGCGTTTTTGATTTTCCTGTAATCGAAAGGGACTTCACTTCCGTCCCGCTTAATGATTTTCAACTCACGTCCTCCTCCATCTGCCTCCGCGCTTCCGCAAGCAGCTCAAGACAATCCTTTCCCAGATACTTCTGGCACTGAGCATCCAGACACTTAAACACGGCGCTCTGCTCTTCCTCAGTCAGGTCGATGCTGTATCGCTCCTCATCATCCGGAGAGTTGCTGTTTACAACCACGAATTCGATGCAGCTGTCCATGTGGTTTTCCGCGTACCCGTTAATCCCCACATAGAAATCGTACCAGCCCTCGTTGTCACAGGTATCGTCGGTGTACTCATCCATCGGGTGCATCGGCTTGAAGCCTGCATCCTTCCGGATGCGATCCGCGATCTGTACCAGACCGTTTGTCGCCATCAGCTGAAAGCCCACGGTCGGGAACCGGCAGGGATAATTGACGTAGCACTGATCGCTGCCATACAGGACATCCGCTCCGAAGTCGATGAAGATCTCGTCTTTCACAAATCCTTCGAGCAGTGTCATGCCTGGTCTCCCTTCTGCTTTGCCTTCAGCTCTTCAATCTTCCGATTCAGGTACCACTGGGCTTTCTCCAGATCCTGAATCTCGGTGTCCTTACTCTTCAGCCCGGCACGGCTGATGTACTTGACCACGTTGCCGAGCAGGTAATCAAAGCCATGGTCCAGTATGTATTCGATCACTTCGATCTTCGAACTGGTGTAATGGCTCGGATGATTAACGGGATCATTGATCACCGCATCCAGCTTTTCTTCCAGGTCCTGTTTCTGATCCCTGATTACCACGTTTCTTCCTCCTCTTCCGCTTTCCGCATCCGGTAATATTTCGTGCGGCATTTGCCGGAGCAGAAGCGTTTGGTTCTTCCACGCCGCTTGCGATCCAGCATCTCGCCGCAGATGATGCATCGATCATTCTGCTCATACCATATGGGCAGGTTCAGCTTTACGAATTCGCCCGCACCGGCAAGACCGTGAGTCTTGCAGAACAGCTGCACCTGATTCCGATTGAGCCGCAGCTCCTTTGCGATCCGCTTATAGCCCCAGCCCTGCAGCCGAAGGGCGCGGATCAGCTCTTTC